GTTCCCCAGGCCAGGGGTTTAACAAGTTAGCCAGTGATAAGATCCGGCTTCTGTTGGAACACTGGGACTGGGTTGTAGAATTGTTAGTGTGGGATTGGAAAGCTATTGTGGTCGATGCATAATTCCAATGTGGTTTTACAAGGCTTCTGAGAAAGATGAACGGCGTGATTTTGCGCGCGTTCTTGATTTCAAAACCCGTTTGTTTATGGCTGATTGTATAATCCCTGTAATGACGGCGCGGATGCTCTGTGGAGATTTTGTGCGTCGCTTTATGGCCGCGGGAAAGGTTCTTTCTTTCTTTTCAGCCGCTGGGATGGAAGTTTACTACGGTAAATGGGACGAGTTTGTTCGTTACATAACGGGTGATTTGTCAGTTGATGAGCTCTATTGTTATGATATGCCAAAGTATGATAAGAATTTTCCACATGAGTGGCATTATCAAACAGCTCAATTGATTGCATCGATGTATGAGGAGAAGTGGAGTGCGCCCATAATGCGTGTTTTTGCTAGGGTAGCGAATGCGCCAGCTGTTTTAACGATTACAGGTGGGATTATGTTGCGACCTTGTGACAATCCCAGTGGGCAGTTTGCAACCATCGTGGTGAACACGATTGGTATCCGTCGCCTCATGATGCGAGCTTGGATGCTTGCTGACGGCAATGCTAATGTTGCTGGAGGTGGGACATCTTTAGCAGTTTTTAACCGGTGGGTGCGAGTGAAGATAATCGGTGATGATAATATTTTCACTCTATCACCTGGCCAAAATCCTATGAAACCTGAGCATTTTTTAAAAGCTGGGTTGGAAGGTGGATGGCCACCAGATCGGGAAGGCACCGGGCGACTAGATGACTCTTTGTTCGCTGGTCGTGGTTCTGTGTTAGCTCAAATAGGTGGGTGGGAGATCTTTTTACCATTCATCAATCCGGATAAGATTTTAGCTGTGAATGAATACCGTAAGGGTAAGCCGGATGATATTAAGACTCTGATGCGAGCTTATGCTGCAGCGGAGCTAGCTTTTCCCCTAGTGTTCCATGGGGATAGCGAATTGTTCCTTCAGTTGTATGATTATTTTATGGTGTGGAAGGCAATTGGGTTGGTTTCTAGAGACCCATTGTTCCGCGCCACAGCTGTTGGATTACCAGGAATGGAACGTATGTGGACGCAGTACACGGATAAACCATGCCCTATTCGTGAACTTACTCAGTTGGTTAACAAGCAATACAGATGTGCTGAGGAAGGAGGAGCGTCCTTTTTATTGGTCCATGGTACCTAATCATGGAGACCACTGTGGCCCCGGGCATGAGTCTGAGGGGCCACCTAAGAGCGACACCGATGCAGCTTGCATGCGTCATGATCGGTGTTATGGCGAAGCATTTACTCGAGAAGAAGAGTTGCTTTGTGACCAGGAAGCTTGTAATGAGATAGCTCATGTCGTTGCTGATGACCTTGGAGAGCATTTGTACAAGGAAGGGATGAAGATGGCTTTTTGTAATCAACCCTATTCG